CTGACATTCAGTACCGCTACTGGGTTGATACCGATGGGCGATTGAACTACGGACCAAAGGAGGTTGCTCCGACCTATGCAACCGCTCCGGCAGAGATCGTCACCGATCCTGCAAGCGTCCAGACTGGCAGCGCCTCCACCGTGACGCGCCTGCTGGCACGCGACCTCTCGGTCAATCTCGATCACTCGGACATCGTCAAGGGGATCTTTGTGCAGGCTGACTCAGCCTATGCGCGCTACGACAATAACCAGACTTGGCCCACGGCTCCGACCAACGACCCATACTTCCGCACCTACACAGGCACCTACAGCCGCAACGGCGCTGGGCTTGCAAGCCGTAACGGTCCACTGCCACACGAAGTGTTCAGCGCGCCAAAGATCGTCGCCAAGGCAGATCGCGGCGCAACCATCGGTGCTCTAGCTCGTGCCACGATGGTGACGCGCGGCAAGCCAGTACGCACCGTCTCGTTCACCATTGCCGGTGGCGACCTGAGTCAGACTTCTGCCCCAGACTGGGAGTACGGCTACAGCCAGGGCTACGCGCTGACCGCAGCAGCAACCTACACGCTCGTGAAGGCATGGCTGCCAGGGCAATATGTGAAGCTCACGGCTCCAGCGCTCGACCTATCTGCCGCTATTCTCTACATCCCTACCGTGACAATGAAGTTCGCTGAAGGCGGCGGCACCTACCAAGTCCAGTACGAGATCGAGGCGGACTTCCGCCGTCAGTATCTGAAGGGGCTGCGCGGCCTCATTGCAGGAGAGTAAGAGTGGGCAAGTACGGCACAAACCTAGAAGGCTTCGGAGCATTTGAGGGCGGCGTAAACGCCGACAAGGGCGCGCCTCTCGTCAGCACATCGAGCGACGGCGAGACGGCGCTGCTCTTTGGTCCAGCTGCGCTGCGTGAGATCCAGGCTGGCGTGGCAAACGGCGACTTTGCCATTCCGCCGGATGCAGCAGGCGATACGATTACCGTAGAGAACCCACTGCCGTACTGGACCTTCACCGATGTGAACAGCGCAGGGGCGATCACCTGTGCGATTGTCGCTGATGCTGGTGCTGGCTCTGGCAATGTGCTGCGCTGGAGCATTGCTGCATCCACTACAACTGGCAAGAGCGCCAAGATCACTCGGTTCGTTCCGATTGCAGGGACTGCTAACCGAGCATTCGCCTACCTAGCAGAAGCGACATTCAAAGCGAGCGCTACCACGACGAGCCTGAAAAACGTAGTCACCATGCAATATTACAAGGGAGATGGGGTCACGACGACTGGCACAGCAGTCTCAAACGAATCAACGTTCTCTACCTCTCAGAGGACGATCAACCTAAACCTGGCAGATCCGAACGTATCGCCGCCAGCAGACGCGGCCTTCGCACTAATCACAATCACAACGAGCACGCACTCAACTACACCGGCAAGCATCACGACAAGCGATGTCTATGAGGTTGGGCTATACAACGGAGGTTCACTGCTGGTTGTGGCAGAGAACACCAGCCCTTCAACTTACTACCCTGCTGTCATCAAACAGACTTCTGGCGTGTTGTTCTTTGATCCAGCCCTCTCAATCCAGATCTCTGGCAACGTGCAACTTAGTGCCAGAACAGGATCTACAGGAGACCTGACTGCCGCTGGCAACATCACCGCCACTGGCAACATCACCGCTGGCGGCGCAAACTCCTTGTGGCTTTCTCGTGCGAGCGTCGCATCTGCTGCTCAGTCGCTGACAAATAACACCTCAACGACCATCTTGTTGGACACGGCAAGCACAACACCGACCACCGGAACCTATGATCCCAAGAGTTGGTTCAACAATGCCAACGACCGCATCGCGGTTGGGCAGGCTGGCTTCTACTGCGTCACCGCCAACATTGCATTTGCTGCTAACGCAACAGGGCGACGGACTCTGACAATCGCGGTCAACGGTGCAGATGCTGGATCAGTCAATGTTCTTGCTGCGCCAGCTGGCTCAACGATCCTTTCGGTAAGCACCAACCTGTATCTGGCTGCTGGTGATCTGGTCACGATGACAGCGTTGCAGCAATCAGGTGGCGCACTGAACACGGTGGTGGTGGCTGGCGTGTATCCAGCACTAAGCCTTGGAAGGATCGGTGCGTAATGGACGCTGAACTACAGGCACTCAACGAAGCGACTGCGGCCGCTCTTGCACAAGGCTTGCAAGTCACATTGCTTGATCAGGTTGACGGCGTGTGGACTGCTGGCGCGTCGGACGGTTTATTCAACGAGCCACTCGTGACCGGCACTGGCGCAACTCGAACTGACGCGCTGCTGGCGCTGACTGCCGCGCTGGAGTCACGATGACCCCACGCCAGATTGACCAACTGATCGAGCGCCTGGACTCGCACTCCGCCAAGTTGGATCAGGTGCGCTCCGATGTGGACAAACTCAAAGGAGGACTAGTGGCTATCGGTGCGCTGTTGTTCAGCGTACTTGTGCCGCTACTCGCATCGCTGCTCGCTAAGTGAAGCGCGCCGCGTTCCCACTTCTAGGGATCGTCTTCAGCACGCTCATCTTCCTGCCCATCGTTCGTGCTGAGGATCTGCCGCAGCAGGGCGTGACGATGACGGTCTATCCAGGCGTTGACCTTTTAGGTCCTTGGATCACTCCACCAGCAACTGAGCCGTGTTTCTCTGGCGTGGTCACTATGATCGACTTTGACTGGGGTGGCGCACCTGCCGCAGAGGGCTGCCCTGCCGATCTGTTCATGGTCCACTTCACAGGCTGGCTGACCGTGCCAGAGAGCGGCCAGTGGGAGTTCCTCAACTGGTCAGACGATGGCTGGTATATGACGCTAGACGGCGTGCTGACGATTGATGACTGGAACTTTCACGGCTGCGGTGGTCACTGGTCTGGACCCAATGAGGGCTACTCGCAGCTCGTCGCAGGTCAGTCCTACGCACTCGACATCTGGATGTTTGAGTGGGGTGGTGGCGCGTGCGCGCGTCTCTGGTATGGCGCACCAACACTCGGCTACGGCGTGATTCCTGCTGCGTGGCTAACTACTAGCGCGCTCCTTACACCTGAACCATCTCCGTCGCTAGAGCCAAGTCCAGAGCCGACTGTGGAGCCTTCGCCAGAACCAACGACAGAACCGTCACCATCTCCTGAGCCAAGCATTGAGCCGACTCCGACACCTACGCCGGAGCCGTCACCAAGTGAGGTGCCAAGTGTCCAACCATCGCCGATCCCATCACCGACTCCCACACCCAAGCCGTCGCCCACGGTTGACCCTACGCCAGAACCTAGTGCGAGTGAGTCCGCTACTCCTGATCCCACTCCTGTACCTACTGACTCACCATCCGTAGCGCCGAGCGTGGAGCCAACACCTGAACCGACACCGTCACCAGATAACATTGCAGAGCAAACGGTTGCGGCAGTTGGTGAGGCTGTTGCTGCTGTCGCTGAGACCGTCACGCAGGCGATTGAAGCGATTACCAACCTAGGCAAGGATCTCTCACCTGCCGAGAAAGAGAAGGCTGCGCCGGTGGCGGTCGCTATCGTGATCAGCCAGGTGGCAAGTGCTGCTGTGGCTGCTGCATCTAGTGCTGCTGCTGCGGCGAGAAAGGTGACCAAGTGATCAAGCGCATCATCGTTGATCTCGTCGGTGGAGCCTGGACGATTCTAGGCTTGCTCTTTGCTGTGGTCGTTCTGCCAGAGGGCGACACACAGTCCACCATGGCCGCACTCTTCGGCGGTCTCACATTGATCTGGCTACTGACTGGACCACTTAGGTGGATGGAGGGTTGATGGCACACACAGACCACATCGAGCAGGTGCACCTACAGGGCTGGACGCGCGTTGACACCGCGCCAATGGAGTGGGTCGCGGTCGTACCGAACGACAATCACACCGCGTTCGGTGGCACGCTCTGGCGCATTGAGAACGATGGCAAGGAGTACGCAGTCGGCGTGACGGCTGGTCACCCAGTCAGCGCTGCTCTTGACTACGACGCAGCCGGTCGCGCACTCGCAGTGCTAATCAAGCAGGAGGTAGGCGCGTGAAGTACAAGGTCAAGTCGCAGCTCTATTCCGACGCTGAAGCGCAGCAGAAGGGCGCGAAGCAGATCC